GGTGGTGCTTTCCTTGAGACAATGGTTGCGTCTGGTGTCGGTGCCTACGCTGCGAAGAACTCTTCGTCAATGAAGGGACTGCTTTGGACGCTGGCTAAGTATGTTCTGGTGATCGTCGTGATCTCGTTCGTCCTCATGTTTTTCCTGAAGATGTTCTCGTCTGAGCACTTTGTCCCCCTGACGCCGTCGCCTAAGGGTGATAAGGAGGTCAAGACCCCTGCGGGCAACGGGATCAAGTATTAATAGCAATTCTTATACGGACGGCAGCTTGCCTTCTGCGTGAATCCCATACGGCGGCACGGGGTCTTCTTGCAGTACTTCCTTGACATCAAACGCTTCTTCTTAAACCGACGTGTCTTGCGTCGCCCGCCCTCTGCGTTCAAGCGCGCAACATCCTTAGACGAATCGGTGTCAAAGAGCGAAAGTTCTGTGATCTCAGGAACCTTGCTCTTAATCTCAGTCACTAACTGCTCGCCACGAGCCTTCGCCGCAACCTTGTCCATGTCATTGTTCTCCCGCGCAATGAGCTCTAGATCGGAACCAGTCACGCTAACATAGGCCAAGTCAATCCCAGTCAGCTTGGACTTGATGTCATCTGCTGTGACACCGGCAACCTTTCCTGTAAAGATGAAACGAACATATGCCATTTACTATACTGCTTAGAAATCCTCATCCAGACGGATTTCGCCTGAGCTCTGAACGCGAGAATAATCAGACACCTTCTTCTCAAAGAAATTGGTCTTGCCCTCAAGGCTGATCAGGTCCATAAAATCAAACGGATTCGGCGTTCCGTAGATCTTCTTCAGGCCCAGCTGGACCGCTAGACGATCAGCAACAAACTCAATGTACTGAGACATCAGAGCTGCATTCATTCCAATCAGAGCACATGGAAGAGACTCGCAGATGAACTCCTTCTCAAGAGTGACCGCGCCCATGATGATAGACTGAATAATCTCGGGTTCGGGTTTCTCTGGCAGCGTATGAAACAGAGCAATTGCAAACTGTGTATGAAGTCCCTCGTCACGAGAGATCAACTCATTACTGAAGGTCAGTCCAGGCAGAAGACCGCGCTTCTTCAACCAAAAGATCGCACAGAAAGCGCCCGAGAAGAAGATGCCCTCGACGCAAGCAAATGCAGTCAAACGAGTTCCAAAGGTTCGGTCGGAGTTCATCCAGTGAAGCGCCCACTTCGCCTTTTCCTCAATCGCAGGGATGGTCTCAATTGCATTAAACAACTTCGCCTTCTCCGCCTCATCCTTGACATACGTGTCAATCAGAAGGGAGTACGTCTCCGAGTGGATGCCCTCCATAGCATTCTGGAAACTGTAGAACAACTTGACCACTTGAGACTTGACTTCGCCTTGGAACCGAGTCACAAGGTTCTCCATGACGATTCCATCGGAACCGGCGAAAAATGCTAACACGTGCTTGATAAAATGCTTCTCATCTTCGGTCAGCTTTGCCCAATCAGCCTGATCCTTTGAAAAGTCAATCTCCTCCGGCGTCCAAAACACGGCGACGCTCTGCTTGTACATCTTATAGAGGTGCTGCTCCGACGGGTTGATAGGGAACAGAGTATAGGACATGGCTGTATATATAGGGGAGAATACACTTAAACCTTTGTCTCCAGTCAATACAATGAGTAGTACAAGCAACGTCCAAAACTTGCTGACAAACGTGTTTCGCCCCACGTTTGTCTATGACACGACCAATGGCATCTATCAGTCAAAGTTGGAGCTTACCAATATTGACACCGTATCTGCAAATGTGATCTCGACCTACGCAGTCTCAGTTGGCGATGCCAACTCGAACGTGTATGTCGGGGTAGGTTCTGGAAATGCACACTCAATTATGACAACGCAGAGCAATTACAACGACACATTCGTCGGGACGGCCGCGGGTAGTTCAACCTCCAACGTGCGTAACTGCGTGTTTCTTGGGTACCGTGCTGGAAGTACAGCTGTAAGTTCGTCGAACAGCATTTCGATTGGAGCGAACACGCTTGCAGGCGGTAACTCCAACATCTATATCGGATGTGCCACTGGAATTGCATCTGGTAGCAACAACATCTTCCTTGGTCCTGGTATCTCAAATGGAGGAACATCTGTAAGCAATACGCTTCTAATCGGAAGCGGTAGCAATACCTCTATCATTGCTGATCTTGTTGGAAAGCGTGTTGGTATTAATCTGACGAGCCTGCCGTCTACGACACCCTCTATCTCGCTTGATGTAGGTGGATATGCTCGTATCTCAAATGGTCTTGGTATCGGAAAAGCACCGGGTTACTATTCGCTCGATGTCAACGGTTCTATGCAAGTGTCCGACGGCTACGGTGTTCTTACATTTACTAATGATGGTACTGGAAACTCAATCACCTCAATCAGCAACACCGCACCTTATTCTTCTAGTAACGCAACCCTCCAGGTTACAAGCGGATATTTCTCCCAGAGGGGTACGTTTACTGCTAGCGGAACAGCTACCACTATAGCATTGTACAAGGTTGGCATGTTCATGGTCTCTGTTCAGTCGTCTACCGGATCTGTATATGATAGCTGTGTTGGATATGCATACACGACATCAAATGCAAATAAAGTAAGTAGCAACAGCAATACCTCAATTATTACACTTACAAGCTCAGCTTCTACTGGCATTCAGATCTCGAATGTTAGTTCCAACCTGAACTGGGTTGTCACGTACTTCCCGTCAATTTAAGTTTTTCAACAATCTTGCGAATGCTAACCGAAGAGACGCCAGACGCCTCAGATACTTTAGGAATTTGACCACCCAACACAGAACAGACTACGCCTGCAACAATCGTCTTTGGTGTGTGTTCCATCTCTGGGAGGTTATGAAGCATCAGAACAATCTTGTCGCGATCCGAGTCAGTCAGGTCCATATCTGCACAGATCCGTTCAGCAATACCCAGCTGTGTATTGAGAACGTTTGAACCCTCATTTGAGAACTTCATCAGAGCCTTGCACAGAGCACGGATACTCACATGGAACAGATTGGCTACTTCCTCGTGCGTACGGGTCGCATCGTGCTGTCGGCAGGATGTAAAGATTGCAGCGGCCATCAGAGCACGTCGGGTTTCTCCACGGGTCTTTTGAGCATCTTCTACCTTCTTGAACATTGCACACCCATCCATCACGATTGCCTTGGGAAGACCCACTCGATTACAGGACTGCTGGATTGCATCAAAGATACCCATCCATGACCTCTCTCCGTGGCTCGAAAACGACCACGCAGAAAGCTTTGCAATTGACTTGGCCTCTTCTGATTGTTGTCCCCCTCGGCGCCGCATCATCATCGATCCGTATGAGGAGTCAGGAAGGAGTTCGCTCGTGATCGTCCCTGTTCTTGAGGGGTCGTCTTCAGTATTGCCGTAGACTCGCCACTCCGCTCCTTCGTCGATACAAGAGCCCAGAATCGTTCCACAACACTTGCACACGCGTTCGCCATCATCGATAACAACTTCATGTTCACAGCTCATATGATTTTCGTAAAATGACAACGAAAGTATCCATTTTAATCCACGAACCGCCTATAACTAAATGATACTTGTCATTGGATCTGGATTAAGCGGGGCCACATGCGCTCGAATTTTAGCAGAACAAGGAAAGTCTGTCGAAGTCATCGAAAAGAATAGTTTCATCGGAGGGAATTGTTATGACACAGTTCATCCAGTCACCAAACAATTGTTCAGTATGTATGGACCTCACTTTTTCCACACCAATAACGAAGAAGTCTGGGAATTTGTTAACCGATTTGCAGAGTGGATTCCATACAGTCCCCGTATGCTGTCTCATGTTGGAAACTTGCACGTTCCTGTTCCAGTCTGCCAGCAAACTGTCAATCAGTTATACAATCTTCGGATCAGTTCTGAGGAGGAAATGAACGATTGGCTGACGTCTGAACGGACGCACTTTGATGTGATTGAAAATAGCGAGCAGGTTGCAATCTCTCGTGTAGGGTCTCGACTATACAATGCTCTATTCAAAGGCTATACGCGGAAACAGTGGGATAGGGATGCAAGTGAATTAGCTCCAAGTGTCTTGGAACGAATCCCTGTGCGAACAAACACAGATGATCGGTATTTTACAGACAAATATCAGGCTCTACCGAAAGATGGATACACTGCTTTTATCCAAAACATTCTTGATCACCCGCTCATTAAGGTCGAGTGCGAGCAAGATTATTTCAAGGACTATTCACATCTTTTATCTAGATTCGAACGTGTCATCTACACGGGCCCAGTTGATCGCATGTTTGCGTATCAAGGTCTTGAGTCATTGGAATATCGGTCTCTCGAATTCCAAGAGAAGATATACGATGTTAGCTCGGTTGATGAAAAGGTACAACCAGGATTCCAGATTAACGAACCGAATCCAGACATTCCCTACACTCGTACATGTGAATACAGTTACTTTAACAACCAAGGTTGTCCGTCATTAAAGTCTCTGGTTGTGGAGGAATATCCAAGATCAGTAGGAGATCCTTATTACCCTGTTCCGACGAAGCGGAATGCAGATCTTTTCGCAAAATACAAGCAGCTTTCAGATGCAAGTCACATTCACTTTGTCGGTCGACTTGCGAACTACAAGTATTACAATATGGATCAGGCAATTGCGGCTGCACTTGAAACAGTTCAACGCATTGCCCCAAGCGTCGAAGGATCGTAGACCTGCGGGCGATAGTTTATGCTGACCGGTGGACGGTGCTGAGAAAGCTTTCCGCCAGCTGTCTTCAGCCACGAGATTAACAGGTATTTATCATCGATGACCCATACCATGTATCCGCCCTGAGACAGCGTGTTCATGATGTACTCACGGGCTTCGGAGATCTGAAATAGCGGATATCCGAAAACATACATAGGGATTTCAAACACAATGTACGGGGCATTTGGGTTGTGTGTAGCTTGCTTGCGGATCTGTCCGTAGAGTTGGCTTAGAACCGGTCTCATGGCTCGCATACGCTTTTCTCTGCGGTCTTCCTGCTCGTCCCATACATCACGGGCTTTCAGCATCCTTACATCCTCCATACAAGAATGTTTAGCTCAATTGCCCTCGGAGGTGGTGGAGTTCGGGGCGGCATTATGATCGGAGGATTAGCCGCCCTTGAAAAGCATCAACCACTCATCTTTCCCAAAGGAATCTACGGATGTTCCGCAGGTTCTATTCTTGCAACAGCTCTCGCTTACAAGATACCGCTCCCCGCAATTAAGCATATGTTTGACACGGACTTCAACTTATCTGGCGTAATTCCTTCGATCAACCTGACCTCCATTACGTCATTCACGCAGGAGAAGGCTCTTTTTTCAATGGATTCGTTCAGCCAAACAGTTCTCAAGGCATTTGACGGTCAAGGGATTGACCTACGAAATGCTGTGATTGATGATGCGCCTCAAAAGTTATACATCCTTGCGTCAAACTTGACGACTCGGAAGGCAGTCTTGCTAACGGGGACCGTTTCGATTATGGACGCGATTAGATGTTCGTCCTGTTTGCCGTTTGTGTTTCATCCTCAAGTGTTGTACAACAACCTGTATATTGACGGTGGATTCTACGCACATAATATGCACAAGGTTGTGCCTTCTGATACTCTGGTCTTTCACATCAGTCGGTCTGAGCTTAGTATCACGCCCGAGAGGCTGAAGAAGATGACTTTATCAGACTATTCTGCAACCCTTTACGAGGCATTCCGATCGGACTCTCATACAGACAATGTCCTCTGGTTTAGGAATGATACGATTTCCCTAATGCAGGAATTGACCGATGCTCAGAAGAAGCAGCTCTATGATGAGGGCTTTGCTCAGGCCTCACGATTCTGCTCCAAGCGTTTCCCTGAGATACTGAGTTAGCTTTTCAGCAGTCGGTCCGCGGTTGTAGGTATAGAGACCCGTTGAGGTTTCCAGCTTGACGGTGGGATACGCATCTACCTCATACAAATCAGCGGTCTGGCGATCCTTCTCTGCATTCACGCGAACGAAGGACACCTCTGTATTTCCGAACTTGTGAGGACCTGCCTCCAGCTTCTCCCATTCCGGCATTGCCTTCTGACAGTGACCGCACCAGTCCGTATGAAAAAAGTACAAGTTGGCCTTATCAGCGGGAACCTCCCGCTTTGGTGATGCAATGATCGGCTTCCAGAGACGCCACACGAGGTATACGATGATCGCAAAGGCTAGGACAAGAATCAGAGTCCTCATTACTTGAGAACACGAGAAATTCTACGTTGTAGCTCAAACCAGCGGCGATAGGCTTCCTCGGGGGTAAGTCCCTCCTTGATCTGCATCCATGCTACATCCGTCGTCATTCTCTCTGGCTCAAACTCGCGAGAATGGATTTTCATCCAACGACCGTTGTACCGTACAAGAAAAATGGACGGTTGTTCCATTAATTCTTGAAGGTAGGTAAGTGGTAAATGGAAGTCATTCTCAAGGGTGTTGCTGCTGTTGCTGTAAACTATGCAATACATTTCGCATCTGCGAGAGTGTATGACAAGTTCTGTGTTCCTCACACGTTGGAGGAGATCCTTTATACATTAGTTACAACATCAAGTCCTGTGTGCGTCGTAGCACTGGGCACAATGCAAATGACACAGAATAACTACGGAACGTTGCTGACCACAACGTTAGCGTCGCATTTGGTACATGCACTAAAGGTCTAACGAGCTTGTCCGAGTGGTTAAGGAGACAGTCTTAAGATCTGTTAACGAAAGTTGCGAGGGTTCGATCCCCTCAGCTCGTAAAAGGTTCCTAGACCCGTGGGAATCCAACCAGGTTGGCACCGATTCCGAAACCGGCACCAGTGCGAGCAGAGGCACCCACGCTAGGCGCGTAGATATCCAGGATGGCGAACGTGGCAGTCGCAACGAGGGCGATCATGCCAACCTCGGCAACCTTGAGGGTCTTGCCAGGGAGAACGAACGCGGCGATGGCAACCGCGAGACCCTCCAGGAGGTACTTCACGAGGCGAGTCACAAGGTCGGCCATATCAACACCGGCAGAAGGGGTAGGCTTCGGCGCAGAAGAATCAGACATTTGTTTGGTTCTTAGGCACGAAGAAATTTTTAATATGCGGGAGCAGCGGAACGTCCCGACCAAAGCTTAAACCCAACAACGGAAACTCCAACAACCCAGACAGCCCACCAAGGAACATAGAGAGACAGATACTGGAGGATCAGGAAGAACACGAGTGCGTGGACGGCAGCCGCAGTCATGATTCCGGCGCCAGGGGGCAGCGTAATCAGCAGGCCAGGGCAGAGCAGGAAGAACAGGTAGGCGGTCGTGAAGATATCGTACATTTATAACCTGCGGAGAAAGAACTTAAGTCCAAGTCGCAGGAACAAGTAAATGCCCCGCACTGAGCTCCCTAAGCATGACGAGAGTGGACCGATTGATTACCTCGATGAGGACCCGGAGATCCCGACGCAGAAGTACTGCATTGTCTCCTTCATCAGCCCGGAGAAGGTGATTAAGCAGAAGGATGAGTTCATGTTTGAGAAGTTTGTCCAGTGGATGGACTATGAGTGGAAGGTTAAGGGTCTTGAGAGTCTGATGGCGTTTATGGCGAAGAAGTATTCGCTGAAGATCGATGACCTCATGAAGGATGCGAACGACTTTGTGAGCGTTCGTAAGGAGGAGGTGAAGAAGACGGATGTCCATGAACAGTACCAGATCTTCCTGCTGAAGGAGGAGAAGAACCTGCAGGAGATGTACGATAATCAGGTTGAGTTCCGTACCAATGTTCGTGGTGTCAAGGTTCGTCGTGCGTTTGCGACGGTTGAGGAGGCTCAGATGTTCTCCAAGGTTCTCCAGCGCCGTTACCCGAAGGACAATCTCTACATCGGCAAGGTTGGTGCATGGCTCCCGTGGGATCCTTCGGAGCATCTGATGCCTGAGGTTGAGTACGCTGAGAAGGAGCTGAACGAGCTGATGCGCAAGTACAAGGAGAACGAGTCCAACAAGGAGATGTTCTTCGCTGAGCAGCGTGAGGAGAGCATCAAGGCTCAGAAGGAGGAGAATGAGCGCCGTCGCAAGGCCAATGCCGAAGAGAAGGCCCTTGAGGACGCCAAGCGGGCACTCGAGGATGCGTCTGCTCCTGTTCACCCGAGCGAGGGCGTGATGAGGGATTAAAATAAAACTTATAAATAAATGTCATCTGACGCGTTAAACTATGCGAAACTTGCCACGTCTGTGGCAATCAAGGCAATCCTTGGTGCAAAGGAGAAGGTCTTATCTGGAAAGCAGCTGACTCCAGATGAGGCTAAGTTTGTTGGCAAGTCCATAGGTTGGCTCGCAGTCGTTACTGCTGGGGCTGGTGAAAATGACGTGTTTGCAAAACTGAATACGCTGTCTGAAGATGTTATTAGTGAACTCGAGGGAAATACTGGTTCTAAGATTTCAGCCGAACCACCCGCTGTTTTGGCAGGAGGAAAGACCCGTAAAATGCTTGGAGGGGCTCCGTTGTTAATAAGTTTAGTCATGGGTGGCGTCGCCGTGCTTTTTGCAGGACGTACAGGCCTTCAGATGAAGCAGGCAAGGGATCAAAGGGCTATTATTTATAATGAAGCCAAAGCTCAGATAGCAAACGCGTGTCCCGCGGACATAGTGACCGGCATCCCTCCCAGTGTTAGTTTTTTTGATTTCAGTGGAAAGGAAGCTGCTGATCTCGCGGACTATAATAGCCGCATGGATGTCTGTGCCGGGGTAAAACAGGCCATGGGGGCAAGGGTTGCGCAGGCAGAAGCAGCTGTGAAGCGAGCAGATTCGTTGGTACCTAAAGCAGTTGGTGCTATAGTAAGTACAGCATCGTTGGTAACTATGGGACCCGGTGCAGCTACACCTGCCGGAATTTCAGCATCGACGGTCGCAGGGACGGCAGTCGCGCAACTTACAGAGGCGATGTTCGCTACAGGGGGTAATGTAGCCCCAGGCGATGTAACCAAGTATGTTGATCAAATTGCCAAGGGATTTCCAGCGGCATCACCTTCACCTGCGCCTGCACCGGGAGGACGCCGCACACGTAGTAAGCGGATGAGCCGCCGCTTACGCAATCGTCGCCGCACGATGCGCCGTTAATCACAATAAAATACCGTTCTATTTCAAATGTCCGATCGCGTTGTCAAGACAATGAAGGGTGCACCAGTTCCTGAAGGATGGTCAGTTGTGAAGACAACACGTACAACGCAGTACATTCAGAAGAATCAGGCTGCTCCGGTCCCTCAGGACGAGTTTGATGACCTTCTAGCTGCGTTTGGAAAGTTTGGGATTGCTGCACAGATTGTTCCATCATCAGATGCTGCGATGGACTTATCTGGTGGTGTCACTCGCCACCGGACTTCTTTACCCACACGGAGGGGGCGGCGTTCTTCTTCCTCATCGAAGCGGCGTTATACTCATCGGCGGCCAGCATTGCTGACTGGAAAGGGCGGTTATCTGCCCACAAGGTCTGGTCGCAAAGCCTAAACGGAGGATGCTCTGAAGCCTTGTACCAAAACACCTGATCCTCTAGTTTGTTGGAGGATACGTTGTTGCAAATGACCAGTCCTTCATAGTTCTCTGTGCACTGGTCCATGAAATCACAAAACATCTCAAACGTAGGAAACATACCCGCGTAATTCTCGTAAATCCTACGACGATTACCTAGGATATTCTCACGGAGAATGAAGACAAAATCCACGTTGGTACGCAAGTTAGGTGTGATACCGAGTGGGTACTGCATGGTGATAATGGTCATCATATCGAGGTGACGGCCGTTCATGAACACGAAGCGAGTCGACTCTTCATTAATCCACTCTTTTGCAGCATACAAGCAGTCATCCAGAATCATAAACGCACGAGGGTCAAATGGAGCGCCTGTGGATTTGGTCTTCATAAACCTCTGCTTTGCTGCAAACTGGCGCTTGATAAATGCCTGTACTTTTGCAGGTTCATACTTATCGTGAATCAACTTTGAAGGTACAAATGCTTGAAAATACTCGTTCACTGCTTCTGTGGGCGAGATCACCATCCCTGCAGGAAAGCAATCTTGAACGTTAAACAGCAGGTCACGCGCTAAGAAGGACTTGCCTGTGTCCTTCTTGCCAATGATCACAATCATAGGACTCTTGCGAGAATCCATGGAACATCGGTCCTTGATCATGTCCATGTTAAACTTCTTCAGTTGGAAGTTCATCTTGTTCTGGTGTGTCGTTTATTTTTTCACATTCCTCGCCGTGTCTTCTGATAATGGGAAAGGATCTGAGAACTACACCCGTGCCACTGAAGATCCATCGTGTTCCAAAGTTGGATGGAACTCCTTGGTCTATGAAGACGCTCCAGCCCTTCTTTCCGAGTCTTGAGAAGCTGTTCAAGACGGAGAATGTGGCTGGCCTCCACGACTATGGGGTGAAGTTGTCGTCTCCGATTGACTCCATTGTGGATGAGAAGAACGTAAAGGTCCACGGACAGACTGTACCTGTTCATCGCAAGACGACGATGATCCTGTCGCCGTTCAAGACGATGCGAGGAGACTATGGATCCTTTGGTGTCCCTAAGCGAGCGGATGTTGCAAGCGATATGCAGGAGCGGATGCAGAGCCCACACACGGCTGCCTACGTGGGTGCCATGACATCCATTGCTTTGTCCGAGTCTGGATGCCAACACTTCCCGAAGGTCTATGGTGTTTATGTGGGTCTTGCAAGCAGCCACACGATCGATATCTCTGAGGACTACGAGGAGCTGACCGAGAAGGGTTGGTTTGCTGACAAGATTGGCACTACCTTTGAACTCAAACTCCGCACGGAGGGTCATGATGCCGAGTTCTCCCATACTCGTAGGGCACGGACCACACTGGAGATGGGTGAGGAAGTTGAGCTAGGTGAGATTGAGGATGTGGCTGCGGATCATGTGAGCAATCCCGAGTCGGATAGCGTAGAGGGATATGATATGGCTTCCTCAGAGTCCCCTGAGATGGAGGACGACGAGGACGATGATGATGTCTTTGATATTGAGTCATGCGCCTGCTCTGAGGATTCCAATCATGAGGAGGGTGATGAGGAAGAGCCTGAGCCGTTTGCATGGGCTACCTTCAAGGATGTCCCTGTTGTGACGACAGCGATGGAGGTCTGTGATGGAACCTTTTACGAGCTAATCAAGGCTCACCCCGAACCTGAGAAGCATGTTGCATGGGTGTCGCAGGTTGTCTTTGCTCTTGCGTTTGCTCAGCGGAACTATGGGTTTGTTCATAACGATCTCCACGGCAACAATGTGATGTATGTCAAGACCAATGATGAGTTCCTCTTCTACAAGCAGGGTGGTCAGGCATACAAGATTCCGACGTTCGGATACCTGATGAAGATCATCGACTTTGATCGGGCGATCATGTCTCTCCGCCTGGTGGGAATGAAGGAGCCAAAGCTGTTTATGAGCAGCCAGTTTCAGGAGGATGAGGAGGCAGGCGGTCAGTACAATATGGACCCCTTCTATGATCAGAAGCGCCAGCACATTGGAGCGTGCCCGTCCTTTGATCTGGTTCGGTTTGCTACGTCGGTCTTCTGGGATATGTTTCCCAAAGGACCGAAGCATGACTATACACACCCGTTGTTTCAGGTGTTCCTGCAGTGGATGACGCAGGGCGATGGTTCATCTGTGATGTTCCGTAAGAAGATGGACAACCATGACCGGTATCATGGATTCGATCTCTACAAGGCAATTGCAAGGTACTGCGTGGATTCGGCTGTTCCTCGTAAGGAGATTGGTCGTATGACTCAGTATCGTGCAACCCCGTCTGCGGCTCAGTTAGGAGACGCACTTACTATCGATGCCTAGAGTTTCCAAGAATGCAGAGTTAACGCCATATACATAGTGCAGGATCTCACCCGCAACAAACCACGCAATCATCGACTTCCACCAGACAATATTGAAAAGATAAGAGGTAATCAATGCAGCTGCAATTGTCATCAACGTGTCGTTCAACGCGAATCCCATGAAGCGCGTTGAATGAACACCTTTACCCGGTTCTCCTAGAAGGGTGGAATACGGACACGCCATTTACGATTACCTTTACAATAAGAAATAATGCCGTCAGCTGAAGAACTTCGGGAACTAGGAAATCGCAAGAACGCTCTGGAGAAGTTTCTTGAGATCGCTATGTTTGAAGTTAAAGCTGCTGCTGGATTTGGAAATAAGTCTATGACAATTGATGTTCCTCCAGCCATCAAGCCAGATGTAGCAAGGTTTCATCTTATGAAGACGTTCCCTGACTGTAAGGTAACGCGAAATATGTTTAGTTCTCACTTCAAGATTGACTGGTCATAAGTCTTTATAGCTTCCTCTATAGTTTTCTTATCCTTTTCGGCTTGTACATGCTCCCCAAACGTATATTCAATCGTCTGTGTAGGACCTTTAGGATAGTACAGTGTGATTTTGGAGTTACATAAATGGTCAACTCCCAGCCAAACTTGCTGTAATCCTGCAAGTTCAATCATTCTTCCTGCAACACGAACTATGCGCGACATACTATTTATATATCCTTGTCTTAAAACTCCGGTTTTCCGACAAACATATCCTGCGCAGCCGCCGTCACCGTCTCGGCCACGTCAGCAACCGTCTCCGTTCCGAGCGAATAGAGAACGCCACCCGTGAGGACGCCAGAACCAGCAACAATCTTACCCAGATCGGTGTAATCAACCGCCTGAGCCTTGGCACGGCGGTCCAGAACATACAGCAGAGCCGCGACAATCATCACGGCGCCAATAATCATTCCAAGAGTCTGATACTCCATTTGCTTTTTGAATGTGGATTGGTTTAGAGGTAGTTAGACGCAGATTATAGGTCCAGCTTCATCGTGCCCTCAGGCTTGGCGGCAGGCTCCTCATCCTCACTCTCAATTCCGAGGTCAATCTGCACGTCATCGCCCAGAGTAATACGGGGACGCTCCTCGTCCTCATTGTCCGTCTCAAACTCAACCGTCTCGGACTGTCCGAAACTCAGGGTAGGCTTGGGCGGCTCCTCAGGCGGCGGCATCGGCGTATCGGGGCGCTTCTCAGGGATCGGTCCAGTCTTGGCCTGGAAGTAAGCCTTGCTGATATCCTTCCACGGGATAAAGCTGTCAATGACCTCATCCAGAACACCTCCAAGCATCGTCTCAATATCGCGGCGGTTGCGAGACTGCTGCTCTGATGAAACCTCAATCGTCTTGAAGAGATATGCATTTGACCACGACTTCCGAGCAGCACCCTTGTAGAGCGTAAAGATGAACTTGGGCAGAGACGGGCGATCAAACTCGACCTGAACCTGAGCCTCCTCTGACTGACGCAGCGATGCAAAGGCACGGATGTAGCTGACAAACACGCCGAGCAGGAGGTCATCCATGTACTCGCACTTGGACGCCTTCTCGATACGCGCGACCTCCTTCTCAAGGAGCTCATCCGTCCACTGAGGAACGCGGGTCAGGAGATTCTGAAAGGTCTTCAGTGTCTCCTCAGGCTGCTTATTACGGATACAAGCAGTCTTGGCATTGTCATAGATACTCCAGAGACCATCTGCAACGTGAGGGATGAGAACGCGGCTAAGATTCTCGCGAAGAGACTGCTTAACAAAGTCGGTGCTCATTTACTTAGACAGAGCGAAGAGAGGAATGTCAATACGGACGCGATGCCGAAGTTCGTTCTGATTTCGATGGTCAAGAATGAGGAGAAGATCCTAGAACGATGTCTCAAGTCAGTGGAAGGTCTTGTCGATGCATACGTCATCACAGATACAGGGTCGACGGACAAGACAACGGATATCGCACAGAACTTCCTGATGAAACATGCGGGTTGTCTTGATGTGAATACGTGGACGAACTTTGGTGAAAGTAGAACTGCAAGTTTCAGGAACGCCAAGGAATACTGCGAGGCAAAGAAGTGGGATCTCACGGATACGTATGGGCTTCTGCTTGATGCGGATATGATTTTTGTAGCGGGAACTCTAAAACAACAAGCTCTTGGAGGAGTTGGCTATACGGTTGTTCAGTCAGCTGGAAACCTGGATTATCCAAATACGCGGCTTATTCGTATGGATTACGACTGGGTCTGTCGTGGAGTCACTCACGAGTATTGGGATGGCCCGACGCAACATATTCCTAAGAACATTTGCCACATTGACGATTATAACGATGGTGGTTGCAAGTCTGACAAGTTCCCTCGCGATCTCGCTCTTCTTACCAAGGGTCTGGAGGACGAACCGACTAATGTTCGGTATATGTTCTACCTTGCACAGACGTATCATTCAATGGGTCAATGGGAGAATGCAATTGAAGCCTATAAGCGGCGTATTGCCGCAGGGGGTTGGTTCGAGGAGGTATGGTACTCTCACTATATGATCTCAAAGACATACCTGACACTGAATAACCCAATACAAGCAGAGGACTGGGCTCAAAAGGCATACACACTCTACCCACATCGATCAGAGGCACTCTACCACCTCACGCGGTATTTCCGTGAGAGGGGTGATAACTTCAAGGCGATGCACTACATCAATATTGGTAAGAAGATCCCGCTCCCAAATGACTCTCTTTTCATTGAGCGCGATGTGTACGGTGGTCTATTCCACTACGAAGAGACGGTCGCACGGTACTATACATTGGGCACGCGAAACGAAGGTCTTATGTGCTCCATGAGGTACTTGATGAAGGATAATGCTCACATGGATAATGTGTATTCAAATCTTCAGTATTACATTGACCCGATTGCACTTGACTGCAAGCCCGTTGCAGTTCATCGGCATTTGTTCGGTCCGAACTTCCATCCGTCTGCGATCTCTGTAAGCGGACAATATCAAAACATTCGATTCGTAAACTACAATTTGAACCATACAAACACGACCTACACTATGAAGGAGGGTGCATATTCAGATCAGAATCTAGTGAGAACAGAGAACGCATGCTTGGATACATTTACAGGTGAGATTGTTCTGATGAAAGATAATAGCATAAAGCTCCCGAGAAGGGAATCTCGCATCCGAGGACTAGAGGATGTTCGTCTCTACACAAACTCCACAAATGATCTTTGCTTTGTAGCCACCACGGCCGAGTATTCTGATGCTCTGTCTATCATTCGCGGAAAGTATCATCCCGATACAGGGCAGTATTCTGATTGCCTTGTGATGCAGTCACCTACTAACGCAATGTGCGAGAAGAATTGGCTTCCTATTTCGGGTACAGAGAACTTTATTTACCAGTGGCATCCTCTTGAGGTCCGAACGTTCGTTGGTCCTCGGGCACCGCTTCATGTATCTCACCAGACACCTTGGTTCTTTAGACATTTGCGAGGTTCTGCAGCCCCTATCAAGGTAAAAAATGAGTTGTGGGCTCTTACCCACTTCGTTATCGGAGCGACTCCTCGTATTTACTTTCATTGTATCGTGGTTCTCGACAACGCAACCTATCGCCCGAAGAGGATATCGGTTCCATTCGTATTCTACTCAAAGCTAATTGAGTTTTGTATCAATCTCTCTGTATCTGGATCAAAAATTACGTGTATGTTTGCTATTCTCGACGAGGCACCGTATACTGCTACCTTTAGCATCCCTGACGATCAGTGGATTCAAGTGTAGAGGTGACGCCATGACTCATTCACCTGCTTTGTCTCAACCAAGAGCGCCTTGACATCATCGGGCGTAATGGACATCGGAAGCTTGATGTCCTTGTAGAATGGGTATCCCTTTGCAGTCTTCTCATCAGCAATCCTCAGAAGGTTGATGCGAGTGACCATCGTCTCTACAGCGCGGATTAGAACACGAACGCCTTCCTCCTCGGCAGAGTACTCTGAGATTAGGAACTTGATCGCCTCATCGGTGATTGTAAGCTCGTCCTTCATATTAATACGCTCAAGCACCTGAGGCCAGACATACTGATTCAGGATCATCTTCTTGTCCTCTGCAGTGTATCCTGTGCATGTGATCACCTGCATACGATCCTTCAGAATCGGGTGAACCTTGGACTCATCGTTGAACGAGAACACGAAGAGGCACTGGCTCAGATCAAAGTCCACACCTGCAAAGTAGCGGTCGTGGAAGTGAGAGTTCTGCGACCTGTCTGTCAGGTGGATCAGCATACTGATGATCTCCTCGCCATGTGCCGTCGTAGACACCTTGTCTAGCTCGTCAAAGTACAGGACTGGGTTCATGCAGCGAGCGGACATGATTGAGTCAGCAATGCGACCCCAGGTAGCTCCCTCATACGTGTAGGAGTGACCGACAAAGTTCGCAGAGTCCGAAGCACCGCCCAGCGAGAAGAACTCAAACGGGCGCTTGAGAACCTCGGCAACACCGTGACGAGCGAAGGATGTCTTGCCTACACCCATCGGTCCCTTGAGGGCGATCACGTTGCCGACTGAACTAGGATTGGCGATCCACTGTGCAACAATCTGCATGATCTGTGCCTTGGCGGGGTTCATGCCGTAGACTGCCTTGTCCAATGTGGACTGGGTGTCTGAGAGGAACTTTGAACACTTGGCACGGTCCTCGTTGAACTTGACGGGAAGAGGAACGATATTTCCAAACGGCACGCGAAGGAAGCCATCGACCCATGTCTTAAGTTTGTGAACCTCTCCGCTGTCAGGATCCATCTCGTTCAGGATATCAATCTTGCGAATGACAGATGCCTTGAGCGCATCAGGGATGGGGAGGGCAAGCACACGAAACTTGTAGGGAACCTCGCCATCTGAGACCAGCTTGGCAAGACCCTTCATCTGCTGGTTGAGCTTACGGCGCTTGTTCTTGGAGAGTTCCTCATAGTACTCCTCTTCCTCCTCGTTGAGGCGGAGGGCGGGGGTGTCGGGATCCGAATCCTCTTCCTCCTTCTGCTTCTTATTGTGCTTTGATCCACGCTTCTTGTTGACGTACTTGTCCATGAGATGGGTGATGAACTCCTCTTCCTCCTCCTCGGACTCGGCCTCGGACTCAGACTCCTCCTCGATGTCAACACGGCTAGGACCGCGTTTATCAAATGAATGAATGTGAAGCTTGACAGATACCTTGGCGCCCTTGGGGAGCTTGAGCGTCGATTCCTCTTCCTCCTCAGACTCCTCCTCTTCCTCGTCTTCCTCGGCTAAGCTCTCTTCCTCAGACTCTTCTTCAGTCGGTTGCTCATACTCGGAATCCTCGACTTCTGATTCGCTGTCTTCTTTGGTCTTAAGTGTGTCGTCATCCACCCAAACGACGGGAGCTTTACGGTTACGAAGATTGTATCGCTTGGGTGCCATTCTTGCTGAATACTTAGTTTAAAAACAAAATGACATCCATTTTTAATGGAGGACATCAAGGATCTTGTCAAGGACCTTGAGGAGGAGAACAATAAGGCCGCGGCGACTGACCCTGGCATTAAAACAAGTTTAGCTGTTGTGGAAGATTTTTTGAAGAACCATCCTGTTCTTTGTTACGGTGGAACGGCTATCAACAACCTTTTGCCAAAAAAGGATAGGTTCTACGACCCGAAGGTTGATGTTCCTGATTATGACTTTTTCAGCAAGACACCTCAGGAGCATTCCATGATGATCGCGAACCAGCTTGTTTCGCACGGATTGACCAATGTTGAAGTGAAGCCGGGTATGCACCTCGGAACATTCAAGGTATTTGCCGATTTCACTGGAGTTGCAGATGTTACGAAACTTGACGACGTAATCTTTGATCGACTCTGGAAGGAGGATATTGTTCGAGATGGAATCCACTATGTTCCTCCAAACTTCCTGCGGATGTCGATGTATCTCGAACTGTCTCGTCCCCGTGGCGACGTATCGCGTTGGGAGAAGGTCTATACGCGCCTTCAGCTGCTCAACAAAGCCCATCCAGCAACGTGTCCTGCAAATGGGGCAAAAGATCACGCCGAACTCACAGAAGAACAACAAAATGGTGTGGTTCGTCTTCTGAAGAACGAGCCCGTTGTGTTGCTTGGAGTTTCTTCCTCTGAAATCCATCTTGGAAAGAACTGGACTACACCTGTGGCCCTTCTTGCCGAGAAGGAAGTCATTGAGCGTCTGACAAAAGGAGAGAAGGTTGTGGTTGACGAGGAAAATGAGATTCTACCTCGCCGCGTGAACGTGCTTGGAAAAGATGGCAAGAAGTCATTATTCCGCTTCTACGAGACAACGGCATGCCATAGCTACCATATGATGGAGAACGGAATTCGCGTGGCTAGTATTCCTACAACGCTTCAGTTCTTTTTTGCATACATGTACTCGGGCGCATCAGAGGAAAACGTTGCAAGGATTCTCTGTATTGCTCAGCGATTAGTGGACGTGGCTTATTCAAAGAAGAAGCGTCGTTTTGCGATCTTGACACCCAAGGATTGCCTTGGAGTGCAAGAGAGCTTCGTAGAGATGAAACGGAATAAGGCAGAATTATATGCAGACCTGTCAAAGAACAAATCGTCCCCTGAGTTTTTGGAGTACTTTTTCAGTTATAACCCGAATGATACGAAAGCACGAAAGAAGACATTGAGAAAGGCGCTCAAGAAACTCAAGGCTACACCGGAGGAAAGTTCCCGTTCTTGAAGGTAAGAACGTATTTCGTGGGATCTGATTGAACGTTGCCGTTATATGGGAGACCGATACACGATGTACACGCAGCGTAGCCGTTCACGTTAGAAGACACCTCCTTGAGACCCTCAAGATACTGAAGATAGACATCATTACCGTTGCGAATACGAGGACGAACTGCAGTCGGCGCATTTGAGTTGAACAACTGATAGATTTGACGCACACGAGCCTGTGCAAGAAAATCAGAGGAATCCCTGATTCGCATACCAGTAATTCCCTTGAACGAAGACGTTGAATCCGCTGAAGTCAGACTATTTTGACCACCTGCACTCATTACTTCAGACAAAGATTAAGTTCTACCGATATACCAGCTCATATCAAAGTACCCAGGTCCAGGAGGAGTTGTGTGCAAATCATCCGTAGGAACAGCCCCTGTCAATGCAGATACTTCGCCTGCTGACAAGGAACGCGGTGTATATTGGAGATTTGAAAGAACGCCATCCCAACCGGGAGAGTCCCCAATCGTGATCTGCGTGTCATTCTGCTTAGGAAGTTGAGAGAGCGAATGGTGCTGACGGAGAATTCCATTAATGTAGATATCAACTGAATCCTGATCTACTACGATTGCAAAATGCATCCATTTCTTAGCCGTCATGTTCGAGATCAGGATTGTCTCGTCTGCTCCATACGTCTTGATCACAACTAGAAGGCTGTTTGAGGTAGTGTCCAGATAGAGTCCAGGACAGTCTCCTTTCGAGAAGATCATCCTCTTCTTGCCGTAGTTAAACGTAAAGTCATTCACGAGAATCCAACCGGTATATGTGAACGTTGCACCCTGAGACTGATTAAAGGAACGAGGAAGGGCAGTCGCATACGTTTTCTGTTCTTTGCCCGAGACCGATGATGTATAGATATCAACTGCGTCGCTTGTCTTTGCAGGTGGTGAAACGATACGCCAGGTTATAAGTCCTACTACAACAAGTAGAATGATGATCCCTACAATCATAAGAGTACTCATTACTTTCTACTTAGAAACAAAGCCTTTTGACGTCAACTTAAATTCACGATTAGTTGGAGTCGTAGGAGGCGCAACTGCTCCATTGGGAGTCCATACCATCTTGAGCATAGTTTCGTAGCTTGTATTCTTCTGCATTTCAAGCGTCTGCTGGTGAACAGTCCTTCCATTCATGTTATAGATGTAATGAATTCGTGAACTGTCTGATTGGTATTCCCTTTCTAGAACGCCCATCTGAGCGAGACGGATTGTCCAGTCTAAATCTTCGCCACGTTTGGCATCTGCAAATGGGATCAAATTTGCTATATCTGTAAACATGATATTGAGATGATTAGGAGGACGTAAGAATTCTCCATCTCGAGCCATAGGACTTGATAACTTGTTGTCAATGCTATGAGTGAACGTAAATTGAGCCATTTGTCCACGCAGGCGACACACTTGGAAGTTTCCACGAATACATGCAAGTGCGTCTTCAAAATACGCATCAGTTAGATCATCATCGTCATCCACGAACGACATATATTTTCCATTAGCAGCCTTAAGGAGTTCTTGGCGTTTAGCACCAACACTCTTTTCCCGATTATCACATGCGATACAGAACTCAATTTTAAGATCAGGACAAATTGCCTGACGCTTTTCATTGATCGATGTAATCAGGTGGTTAAACTTTTTAGACCGTTCGACTAGTGTTGGAACGAGAATTGACCAATCGTATGCATACTCTTTTCGTGAAATGTACATTTGCATGTCCTGGTTCCAGTAAGAGTTGTTTCTCCTGTACAATGCATCGGCCTTATCCGGAAATCCGGTTCCTGGATGTTCATGACGAATCAGCATATATTGGATGTATACGCACTTTGAAGCTAGTTTTCCATTGCACAGATCAGTGAACTCTGTGTCGCAATATAGGCTTTTATACGACGGATGATAAATATAGCCAAACGAGTCATACATCTTCTTTCCAATGATAGAAAACGTGTTAAGATTTTTACCTTGAGTTCCATCATTTATCCAGATAATTCCATCAGTATCAGGAAACCTTGCTGACATATGGCTTCTGATAACATCGTCATACCCAGGAACTTGTGGAACCATATCATCTGATACGAGCATAACAATGTCCCATTCCCAAGAGATTGACGTCATGTCAGCATTGACGGCTTCAATTTTAGTCCTGTTGGAACCATAATAAATTTCACACCACGCTGCTCGGTGTGCTATATTTTTAATTGAATACTGAACATCACTAACCGTCATTGATTCGTCATCTAAATCACACGAAACGCACACACCCAAAAGGTCTGGGCGGTTCGCAAGAGAAATATACTTGTTCAATACATTTAGAAACTGAGCGGGACGAGACCGCGTAGGGCACTTTAGAAGGATTCGCATTATAGTTTAGAACGAATACTTTTGGACCTCCTTTCCCGTACTATCTTTGACACCAAACGTAAATGTGTATCCAAAGAGCTTGACAGTAGATCCACCGTTACTAGTGTTTGTTGCAGCAGGCTGAGCAAATGACGCACAGTTTGTACCCGCCGAAAAGAACGACGCTGCATCAGACGGCCCAAGCATCGTAGGATACGCATGAACGTTGCAGATGGATCCTGAGAATCCACCATTGCTGCCCACTACGATGTCACCTGCGGCAGGCCGAGGAACTCCGGGGAGAACGCATGACTTTACCAGCTTTCCATTGATGTATACGTCCAGGTTACGCTGGAACACCGTCGCGGAGACCGAAAACCACGTCTGGAGAGGCACATTTTCTACGGTGCATGTGAAAACGTCTCCATTAGCAGATGTACTGTTTGCACCTGCAGGATTCGATGAAGCGGCACCTGTTCCAGATCCGTAAATCGAAACACTCACATTGAGACTATTGTCCGTTGGATGCAGTGTAATGTTTGGGTTTGAGAATGATCCATTCGTAGAATCCTTGCGAACAATCACGCCCTTTGACTTTCCAAAGTTATAGTCCCAGTCCTTGATGTACATCCAAAACTGAATTCCATTATCAGCACTTTGCGTAATTGGAATATTTGACGCAGGTATGACTGTCTGTGTTTTTCCATCAAGCGGAAGAGGTGCTTGATCTGGACTTGATGGTGCTCCAGAGAGGGCGATAGGTTTGGTCCCGTTTGCCGTTGCAACCGCGTTGTACACAAGCACTCCAATAAACGTAACGAGCAGTATGCCGAAGATAACAACCAACGCCTTTGAGACTGCGCTCATCGTGTTGAATCCACTGCTAGCAGTTTGAACGGGCTGCATCATAGACGGCCCCATAGTTGGCCCATACAATGGTTTTGAGGTGGATCCTCCCATTTATGTATCACTTACAAAGGAAGTTACGCTAAGACACAATGGAAAAACGGATAGGTCCGCCACCAAGAATACAACCAGCAATGTATTGCAACAATTGTGGGGCAAAAGGTCACTTATTTAGATCATGCAATGATCCAGTCTTATCATGTGGAATAATCTTAATTGAAAGTCCGAGTTTACCCCTTGTTCCAGGTCTTACGAAGCTGCTTATGATCAGAAGAAAAGATAGCATGAGTTTTGCTGAGTTTATGCGTGGTAAGTATGATATTGATGACATTGAATACGTGAGCCGTTTGATAGGGAACATGACGATTGAAGAACAGAAGATGGTTGCAAATGAAAGCTTTGAAACGACATGGAGGACCATGTGGGGCGATGACCACTTGTCGGGGGACTATGTCTCTTCTCAGCAGAAGTTTAATTCGATTGATCGTGCTGGAATTGTAAAGAACAATCCATCAACCTACAACGAGCCAGAGTGGGGATTTCCAAAGGGTCGTAGAATCCGAGGAGAGTCCGATGTGGATTGTGCAATCCGAGAGTTTGGTGAAGAGACGAATATCCAGCGAGATGCTTATCTTGTATTGAAGAATATTCGTCTTGAAGAGACGTTTGAGGGACTCAACGGTGTACAATATCGTCACATCTACTTTGTGGCTCTCCTGAAGAGTCCAGACCTGATCAATCTCGCTCAGCGATTTACCCCAATGCAGCGCAGAGAGATCTCTGGAATTGCATGGAAGTCGTTTCAGGAATGTGAAGATCTCGTGAGACCTCATCACATACAACGAAAGTCAATGATCGAGCAACTTAAGGGTATTGTGGAGACATTTGAAACCGTATAAACATTGGAAACATAACCTAACAATGTTGACGATTATTACGCCTTGTTCAAGGCCTCAAAACCTAAAGAAGATCTACGACTCTATTCAGTTGGATAAGATTCATCAGTGGATTATTGTTCATGATACGACCAAGAGCAGAGGGATCTACACCCAAGTTTTTAGTCACCCAAAGATCATTGAGTATGGTCACGTGAGCCCTCCTGGAACCTGCTCTGGAAACAGCCAGCGAAATGCAGGCCTTATGCATGTAACGGGAGGAATGGTCTACTTTTTGGATGATGACAACATCGTTCATCCTAATTTTTGGACTCTTTTGCCTACGTTTGACGAAGAGCACTATTACACGTGGGACCAGATTCGTAATGACCAGTTTGCAAACAAGCCAGGTGGAATCCTTGGTGGAGAGGAGCCTCGTCTTCGCAAGATTGATACAGCTCAGTACATTGTGCCTAGACATATGTGCCGTCCTTGGCAGGAGGGTCCGTATTGGGCAGATGGTCTTTTCATTGAGGACATCTATGAGCGATGCAAGGACCAGCACATATACATTCCCACGATTGCGGCGTATTACAATTACCTTACGACGTGAAGCGGAAGCCCGCAAGATAGACGGTAGCGCAATATGCGACCACGCTGATCACAAAAATCCACCACCATAACGGAAACACAGTTGCCTCGCGATCCGTAGCCCCGAACGGGCGGATCCTTCCCTCACGCCCAAAGGCGATGGAAGGTTTCAGATAGAGGAATCCTGCAATGAGGAACAGGTAGATGGTAATCATCCACATCCGATGATTACGTCGGGTCAAATCCATTGTATGAAGCAGTGTAAAAAGTTCCGCACCAAACACAATGAGGGCAGCCCCGGCATATGTGCTCCCTAACAGGAAGGCATTCTCAGATGCCATTACTCGAATGTTCATTAAGTCCGATTATCGTGCGAAAGACAAGGATCCCCTCGACGAGGAGGACAAGAACATTGATCTCTGTCTCCAACGAAGTGGAACAGGACGAGAGTTGTTTCCATACCAAAAAATCATCCGCGACTACCTGAAGATTGAGACGCCGTATCGTGGTCTTTTGGTCTACCATGGTCTCGGATCAGGTAAGACATGCTCGTCTATTGCCGTTGCCGAGTCGCTGTTGAGTACCAGCAAGGTTTTTGTAATGGTCCCTGCGTCCCTTGAAGCAAACTATCGTGAGGAGCTTCAGAAGTGCGGCGACCCTGTTTATGCTGTGGAGAACCACTGGACGTCACGCACTCTGACCGATGAAGTCAGGGCTGACGGCAAGAAGCTTGGTATTTCGGACAAGTTCATGGACAAGTACGGAAAGATCTATGTGACGACGCCCAGTGAAACCCCGAACTTTGAGAGTTTGGCAACCAACGACAAGAAGGAGATCCGTGCGCAGATCAAGGATGTTCTGGAGCAGCGGTTCAATTTTATTCGGTACAATGGTCTGACAAGGTCCAACATCGGTGAATACACTGCTGAGGGAATGTACGATGATTCTGTGGTGATCGTAGATGAGGCGCATAACTTGATTTCTCGAGTCATCAATGAGTCTGAGATTACTGGAAAGCTGTACGATGCGATCTACAATGCTAAACGCTGCAAGATTGTTCTCCTGTCTGGAACTCCAATCATCAACTCGCCAAATGAGATTGCGTACATGATGAACCTCCTTCGTGGCCCTATCGAGCGTATCACAATTCCATTCAAGACCATTCCGACGTGGGATGAAGAGAAGATCACTAAGGCTCTGCGTGGTCTCCCTGAGGTAGATACGATCGAGTTCAATGCAGTCAAGAAGTACGTTATGATTACCCGTAATCCGCCTCAGTTCCGTTCAACCTACAATGGTGAAGGCGATCGGGTTGCGGTTCAGTATATGAAGGATATGGCCTTTATTCCTCAGGCAGCCGACTGGGTTGCGTCAGTGAAGAGCAAGATTGAGACAGATGTAGGAGGTGGTGAAATCAACACGGAGAGAGTTACGACGGAACAGCTTCAGTGCCTTCCTACAGACTACGAGGAGTTTGCGAACTTGTTCCTGGATGGCCTGAACATCAAGAATCCTATGCTCTTTCGCCGTCGCATTCAGGGCTTAGTGTCCTATTTCAAGGGTGCCGATGAGCGCTTGCTTCCTCGTCGCATTGAACTGGATAAGACTCTTGAGAAGGTCTTTATGTCGCCTGAGCAGTTCAACCGATACCTTGAGGTCCGTTGGATTGAGATGAAGATTGATTCCCGTCGTGGCAGATCTAAACTGGATGAAAACTTGAGCACCTTCCGTGTTCCGACCCGTCTGGTCTGCGACTATGCGATCCCTCCTGACCTGAAGGTTGGCGAGACAAATGCTGAGGGCATCACTGAGAATGCTGTGGCTGACAAGGATGAGATTATCAAGCGTATTCGTGCTCACCCACAGCGATACCTGTCTGAGAAGGCGTTGGAGTCGTTCAGTCCCAAGATGCTCAAGATCCTCAAGAACATCAAGGCATCCATCGGCAACAACCAGTTCGTTTATTCTCAGTATCGGTCACTTGAAGGTCTCGGAATCCTGTCTGCGATTCTGGACACTGCTGGATGGCAGCCGTATAAGGTTGTGAAAGAAGCGAACCAGTGGGTTGAGGACCCCGCAATGGACGATCGTCCTGCATATACGTTCTACACAGGCGAGGAGAATGCTGAGGAGCGTGACCTGACTCGTCAAATCTTTAACGGCGTGTATTCCAAGAACTTCCCTGCGTCCTTGAAGGAGAGTGTTGAGAAACGTGGTAAGAAGATTCTACAGCTTCTTATGGCATCTGCGAGCGGTGCTGAAGGTATCACGCTTACGAATGTGCGCCATGTTCATATCGTTGAGCCTCACTGGACTCCTGCTCGTCACGACCAGGTCATCGGTCGTGCGATTCGTATCTGCTCCCACGCAACACTGCCTATGGAAGATCGCACGGTCAAGGTTAGTTTC